AAAGCTAATCCTCCAGCACCTGTTGATTTTGCAGCTTGCCCAAGTACAACAGCATTATTTTGTCGTGCGCCGTAGCTACTGCTATTTGTGGTTATAGCTGCTGCGAAGCTGTCGGTGCCAGAGGCGTAGGAGCCGCCTAAAGCTACTGCACCCGAACCATTAGTTGTTGAGCCGCCGAAAGAAGAGTTAGTACCAGCAGCAAATGAGGCTGTACCGCCCGCAGTAGCAGATCGACCAAGAGCTACTGCACCAGTACCAGTTGCGGAAGGATTAATGTTACCACTATTGTTATTACATTCAGCATAAAGATAAGGAGAAATGCTTTGTATTAGCCACTTAGATGTCCCGTCACTTATTAAAGTTACAGAGGCACCACTAGCTAGTCTATAGCTTGCTTCACCACTAGAACCATTAGGCGATATAATGTCAGAACCACTGCGATTTATAACATGTGTGCTTCCTGACTGGTTTGTTATTGTAACATAAAAACCTGAGCCTAAAGTTGATGCAGAACCTAATGTTCCATACTCATTCCAGCTACCTGTAAAAACAAGTATCTTTCCAAGGTCAGAGGAGCCTACAGTATATGCATCAGGCTTACTAACTACCGTAAAAGCACCACCACCACTACTTGCATCTGCAAAGGTAACTGCTCCAGAGCCATCCGTAGTTAAGACCTGATTGGCTGTACCGTCAGATGTTGGTAGGGTGTAACTTTCTGAAATGCGAACTGTGTCAGCCGTACCACCAATGCTTACCTCATTCGTAGTAGTGGACTGAACGCTATCACCAATTGTAATTGCATTTGCATGACTAGCTGTGTTGGTGTCTCCGATTGCAACTGAATTGGATGCTGACGCATTTGAGGCATACCCAAGAGCTAAAGCAAAGTTACCGCCAGTTTGGTTGGACCTACCAATTGCTACAGATTGAGTACCTGCCGCCGTAGATTGGTAGCCAAGCGCAAGAGCAAATTGACCTGTCGATGTTGTCGTATGACCAAAAGCTAAAGCACCTTCATTTGTAGCTTTTGCTTGATACCCAATAGCCACACTATTGGAGCCAGTGGCACCGTAGGATGTAGACGTAGTGTTTATCATAGCAGAAAAACTATCTGCACCAGACGCTGTTCCCTTTCCAATAGCCAAAGAGCTACCACCTGTAGCGTGGGCATCAAAGCCAAAAGCATTAGAATACCAACCAGAAGCTAAGGCTGATCTACCTATAGCAACACTGTTGCCATCTCCTGACGTAGTAGCTGATGAACCAATCGCAACACTTTCTACAGCCGTTGCGTCTGCGCCATCACCCATAGAAAAGGAGTTGCGTTGCGTCGCTGTCGCCCCACTGCCAATCGCCACCGCATTCGTACCAGTAGCACTTGGATCAGTAGCACTTGAAGGATTATCAGCATAAAGCGCAGGGATATCTTCAGCCGTAGCCCCGATAAACACAGTAGCTGATCCGCTAAGATTGATAGCTGCGTCTGAGTTGCTGCTCTCGCTTACCGTGCGTGTAAGGGTAGTTCCAGTGGCTGTGTAGGTACCTGTGCCTATCTCAAAGTTACTACCATCCTCAATGACATAACGAACCACATTACCGTTAGCCACCCCAGCATCAGCAAAGGTCTGATAGCCACTCTCAGCAGAGCCAAGCGTAATGGTTCCAGTACCCGTTGTACTGGTGGACATCTTTGCCCGATTTTTAAGAACGGCCATTGTTTAGCCCTTATGCTGGATCTGGGATACCGATAGTGAATGAGGCTAGAGTAAAGGTGTTACCACTCGTAACTGCTTGAGAGGCGCTGAGAGTGCTTGTAGCAAGCAAACGTGAGTTCGTTGTGTCTATGATAGCATAGTGTGTTGCTGTGCCTGTAGCGGTAACAGAGCCATCTGTAATAGCTGCAACTACAACTTCACGACCACCACCACTACGATCAGAAGGGGCAGCGATAGAAAGTGATGTTGAGTTACCTAAAGCATAAGTTGCATTAGCATTAGTGAATGTTGTAGCTTCCTGAGAAGTGATTACAATCTTATTGGCCTCTGTATCTAAGACCGATAGGCCAGAGTCAAAGACCCTATTATTTAAGGTTGCCATTATTCAGTTTCCTGTTCTTTTGGTTGTTGCGTTGACTCTGGGTCATACTTTAATTCAGCAATATCCATCAGGTCTTGAATAACTTCTGGATGATCACTTACGTTGATGTCTGCGCCATTCAAGTTCCGTAGGAATGCTGCAATCTCACGTAGGTCGTGTGGAGCTACATCACCAGCTACAATAGTTGGCATCAGGTCATAGTTCAGACCGTTCAACTCCCAGAGGCGCTCGACAAGCTGTTTGTTAAGGACATCAACAATAGCTTGGATATAACTCTCTAATGCACGAAGGAACAGGTCTGTCTTACTCTTGGAGAGGGCGTAAGAGCCAGTGTTGCCACCGCCAAGCATAAGAAACTCAGAAAGGACACTACGAGCAATATCGTGCTGGTAACGCCTTACAATAGGGTCAATGTCAATATTACGACTACCACTAGATGACATAAGCTCAACATCTACCAGTTTCTGGTTGGTAGGCGCTCCGTCTTTATCGGGATAGGTGTCGGAAGGCAGAATAATGTATCCCTGCTCATTGAACTTGACATCCCTGAGAATAGATTGCAGGTTATTGACAAATCCAGATTGGGCGGCTGTTGCATCCCCTGACAAGTACTCAGCAGGAATACGGGCAACAGGAATACCAGCAAGTTCCCTCTCAACTGCTATAGCCTCAATAGACTGTAGATTATTGACATATTCATAAGAAGTATAAGCATTGCGAAGAATAGACCTACCAGCAGGGTCACCATTAATCGTTGTCGTGCGGTAGTACAGACTTTTGCGAGTAGGTATATAATTAGAGTTGTTATAGCCCGACCCATCCTGATAAATACCTTTAACATCACCAGTCTGTTGATCTACATCAAACCTAGAGATTGTCCAAGGCGCACGAATAGCAATCTTGCGTACACCCATACGTCCATCAGTATACTTAGAACGCCTCTTATCACTTCTTTCAGTAGGGCCATTACGTCTTTTATAAATGACTTCAAACCATGCAAAGCCATAAGACAAATTCGATAAGGACTCAGCAATATGGTCATCAAGGGTATGGTCCATATCATCAAGTACAGACTTAACGAACTCAGCTTCTTCTTTAGCTTCTGTACTATCATTGGCTGGCATCACCTTTAAATCTACATCCCGAAGGACTTGTTCAGTAGCGTACATAACAGCACCAATAGTACTGTCGTTATCTCTCATCTCACGGTACTTGCGTATGGCCTTCTTGCCACGCAACTCAGGTAGAAACTCATCAGCCCGTATCTGACCATTATAGGTGTTATCACCAGCTACACCTAATATCTTCTTGGCCTCTGTCTCTGAGAGCTTCTTAACCATTACCTTAATCCTTTGGCGCTACTATACGCTAGTTTCAGCGTAGGTTTTGCGTAGCCATTCAATGAGAGGTCCGTTATAGCCCAAACTAAAGCATCAAGACGGTCTGGTGAGCCTATGGACCCTAGAGGTTCCCACTGTACCATCTGATCTTCTAAGTCATTAAGTCCTCTTACGTGTTTAACCTTATCCTGTTCATATAGTGCAGATACTGGTTCAGCCCGTGCCATCTTCCCTCTGGATGCATGGACGAGCTTTACTGGGACTGTTTCATCTTCTGTGTGTAATGTGTGACGAACCATATCGCCACCTTGGTTTCTTTCAGCTACAATCCTATCAGCCATGTGTTCTCTATAGAGTTCTACAGCTTTGGATGCCCACTGTTGAGGAGTATATCTACCTGTGTGATCTTCTATGACGTAAGCTACTCCATTGACATCTACACCAGCAACTACAATACCAGTCATGTCACTTTCTGCATTTGACGTAATAGCTGGATCGATAGAAACAACCACCCTATTAAGAGATGGTACGTCATCCTTGTCTATCTCACACTTAGCAAGTTGTTGTCTATTCCATAATGCGCCAGATGCTTCATCAAGTATTTCTGCATATAATTCTTGTCTACCTAACCTTGTTCCCTCATAAGTCTTCTTTACTGCATCTAAGAAGGTATCTGCTAGATTGGCTGCATTATCATAGGTACTCCCTTTGCTAACGGTAGTCTTATCATCGTCTAGTATTGTGCGTATCAGTTTGGTTGTCTTAGGTGTCGTCGTTACAAAGACTTGAGGACGCTTACCTAAACGTAAACCAAACTGTAGCATGTCCCAAGTTTCTTGGGCATTTCTCCATGCACAGAGTTCATCCGTCCATGCTGAGTAGGCTTGTGGCCCACGTAATCTCTCTGGGTCTTCAGCGGAGAAGAATACCGCTTTAGAGCCATTCTCCCATGTCAGAGTATTGTTGGTAGGTGACCAAGTAGGAAATCCGATATTCTTTCCCCTATATGTCTTATCACCCTTCCAACAGACATTGAGTAAACCTGAGTCACCCTCAACCATAACCCTGCGAACATCACCTTTAGTAGGTGCGACACAATGGACAATCTTATCGCCCTTCTTGATCCTGTGTCTGACCCATTCGGCGCCTGCACGGGTTTTACCCCAGCCACGACCAGCAAGTGCAACCCAAACATTCCATATACCCTCTGGCTCTAACTGCTCAGGTCTAGCCCAAAATTCCCAGTTGTGTTGTAACTCTTCAGTCTTCTTGGGACCAAGTTCTTCTAATAGTGCAGCTACATCAGAGTCTGGTAAGTCTCTAAGTACTTGCGCTGTTATCATCTGTACGGGTCTTACCTAATAAGGTCATCAGGGAGTCTATAGCTGACTCATCTACATCGGGGTCTTCTACCTGATCCACCTCATTAACTGTAGATGTTGGCGACCAACCACCTTTACTACGAAGAAAGAGTTCCTGAGACTTGAAGTCACCCTCTAATGCTTGCTGTACAACTACAGAACCTACAGCACCTACAATAGAAGCCTTCTCTTCAGCTATGTCCTCACCATATAGTTTATAGAAGGTAGCTGTACTTGAGGGGGCATTCTGATACTTCTGGATACTACTAAGAATATCTTTAACAGATACTCCACTACGAATACCTTCTCTAACCTTCTTGGCTATAATATTACTATATGGGAGTTTATCTTTACCAGCTGGCATAAGTACATCTCTACTATAAAAGAATCATCCTCTACCATCGGCAAGTCACATCTAGTAGTTATAACTACATCCCTAAGTATAGGGGTCTAGGTTCACTATGGTTGACAGAGGAAGAACAGGGGAGGGTACTAAAGAGTATACACATGATATACTAAGGTATATACTATATCTCTATATTACTACCATACCTACAACTATAGACCTGGCGAAATACCCTTTCATATATATATAGGCACCCAAAATGAAATAATATAAGTAACATTTATGAAATATATTGAAACAATTCGTGAGATCTTATTAAGTCCTTGTTTTCCCACAAATCTTTTTTTGTATATACAGTCAATACCCCTCCAGTGGAAATTAGGTATAGGGACCAAAGTAAATTTCTTATGTTGTAGATATAGTGGGTAACACCCCCACCCGAAAGTATAGCCGTATAATCCGGAGGGTCCCTTGACGATGCGTAGGTATAGTGGAAATATACTTAAGGATAGGTTGACAATACGAAAGGATAGCCCTGGTTGTGACATTTATGCAACACTTTTGTGATTTACTGAATAAAAACAACGGTAAACAAAAATAAATATTGACAATTGGCGAGCGATTTTGCTGCACCCCTACTACCCCATCGTTGTAACATAACATTTCAAGGTTGTAACATTCTGTGAACTGATAGCAATTTAACCTTATGATATCACTACATAAATAGAACATGCCTTGACGCTCGATATAAGCGCCACTGAGTAGGGTAAAAAGATTCCCATAGTTGGACCTACCGCAGCACGATTAGAGCACTACTGAGCGACTAACTTATAGGTTGTAGGCTCGCTATTGTAATACAACTTATGCGGTAATTCTCCAGTCAACCTATGAGCAACAAAAAACCCGCACAATGGCGGGCCTAATGTGTTCTCTTATGTGGGGTTGTTTAGGTCATGCTGCGGTAAACAAGTCTAATTGGTTGTCTATAACTATCGTGCCTTCCAATGGGCAATCGTGTAGTTCTAGCCACGGCTTCAAGATATAAACCCGCTCAAGGTTCTCTACGTGTCTACCTTGCCCTTCTATGCCGTTAAAACTATGTGGGTTGTAGAACCTGTGGCGGGTTTTCCATATGATAGACTTCTTAGACGTTACTAGCCAATGCCCACTATCAATAGCCTGTTCATGCGTCATATGTGCGGTAGTTGGTAGTTCTGCCTTTTCATCTATAGAATAGACTTCGCCGTCTACATCAGATGTAAACCAAGTATCGCCTTCATCACCTACCAAAAACCATTCGTCAGAATATTCTGAGTAAACTGTTTCGTCTATGTGTGCGTAGTTGCCGCAAGTTGTATGAACTACATCATCACACCCATGAATAACGCAATGGTCACATATAAGGCCCTCATAACCTATCACTTCATTGCCGTTATGGTTCGGTTCGTAATCATCACAACCTTCACAATAGAAAAATTGATCGTGAAAACAGTCTTCGCAATAGGTACCATCTTGTGCGTGATGCATATCGTATTCACCTAAACCCATGTTGCAACTTTCGCAATGGTATTCATGCTCACTAATTACACCGCTAGTAGTGGTCAATTCTAATTCGCCATGCCTAGATATTTTGAGTTTATCGCCTAAGTCTTTTGCGCTTGAATAGTTGTCAAAATACGGCGCTATAAGTTCGTCGCAATCATGGTTTTCTATTCTGAGTAGTTCGGCATTGATCCAACTTACCTTGTCGGGTTGCTCGCAAGCTTGTTTTCTATTGGCTATTTCGGCTTCCAACATATCGGCTGCCAAGTTGCTATTTGTGTAAATAGGTGCGTTAGCATAACGGCCGTTGCGAGTGCATACAACGGCACGTGCCAATAGTTGTTCTTGACTGTTTTCGATCCAAACAATCTCAAAATCGCCTGAACCATAAATTTCGGTTGGGTGACAAACCAGATGATCGAAAGAGTAGCGCATGCAACTTGCCGCCAAAGACTTGCGAGAACAACCTAACCTAGGATCAGATGCGCTTGCTTGTTTCATTGTGTAGACTTTCGCAAAGTCTTTGCGGTTCTTTGACGATTTAAAAACCAAACCTTGAGTCGCTAAAAAATAGGTTTCTTTGAACCATACCGCGAAAGCTTCAAAGTCTACACTTGATCCAATAGGTAAAATTTTACGCAATATTTTTGCGGGTTTTCCTGAAGTTCTTTTGCCCTTCTCTAAGTCATCCGATGACAAGTAAACCGACATAAGTCTATTATCTTTGTCGTCAGGCTTAGGTGATAGCCAAATTAAATAACTGAACGCTATTGATCTATCATCAGTTAATGGCCTTACTATATGGTCTAATTTATTAAGCAACCCACGATCAAGGTTTGTGTCGTTAGTTGCTAGTGATGATTTAAATTGTTCTGTCTTGTCTTTAAAGAAACACATTGTTTTATCCTTCACAAATTAAATTGATATAGAACCCGCCATTGTTAGGCGTCATAACCCCAACGCCACAAGCGTCATGGAATACATCTAAAATCGCAAGGTATGGGGTTGAATAAAGCGCTGCAAACATAAACGCCATTGCTACAAACCAGAAAACCAAGTCTCTTATTCTTATCTGATAGTCCATTTTTTATTCCTTATATATGTAACGTATAAAACAACCTAAGCTTTACCTATTCTCTTTTCAATAGTTGCGAGCCATTTTGCTATTCAAGGTTGTAGACTTTATTTCATGCACGTTTAAGGCGAACTGGAGATTAAATTTAGTTTAGGGGTTGAACTATACAACCATAAGGTATAGATAGTTTAAAGGTTGAACGATACAACCTAAAAATGTTTCTGCGGTGCAGCATACACGTTACAACCTAAAGTTGTGGCGAGTAATTTTTGTAACCACAACCTATAGGCGAGGAGAATATGCCATTGTATACACAACCTAAAAGCGAGTCGTATTCAAATATTCAAATCCTGGAATGTGTTGCAAAAAAGTCACACGACCCCCACAGTGGAAAATGACCCCCACAGTGGAAAATGACCCCACCGATGGAAAATGACCGTAGGCCCCCCACAGTGGAAATGCGGATTAGAAATTATTTTGTAGTCACCCCTTGACCCACCGATGGAAATACCTATATGTACATTAACAGCAACAACTATGGAGATTATATGACAACAACACAAACTTATATCGAGATGTTATCTTACATGCGACCAGAGGGTGCCAAAGCTCAACGCAAGTTCTGTAACAGATTCCTACGACCTATCTTTGGCAATCCTGACAATCGTGGCAATTACATTTTACGTGTAGGTAACAATCCTACCATTGCCTTCATGTCACATCACGACACAGTTCACACTCATGGCGGCAGACAGAGAGTAGTTGTCGGCTCAGATAACTTTGTCACTACTACACAGAACTGCTTAGGTGCTGACTGTACTACAGGCATCTACATTATGATGCGTATGATAGAGGCTGGTGTAGAGGGCTTATACATCGTACATGCCGCAGAAGAAGTTGGCTGTCGTGGCTCAGGTTACATCGTGCAGCACACCCCAGAGGTAGTTGATGGTATCCAAGCCGCTATCAGTTTTGACCGCTATGGTTACAACTCAATTATTACTCACCAGTCAGGAGTTCGTACATGTTCAGAAGAGTTCGCAGACAGCATCGCAAGCATCCTAGATCTAGGCTACAGCCAAGACAGTGGCGGCTCATACACAGACAGTAACGAGTACAGAGGTATCATCCCTGAGTGTACCAACCTATCTGTAGGTTACTTCAATCAACATGCCAAGTCAGAGCATCAAGACTTAGAGTTCATGGAGACTTTATCAGATGCTTGTATCAATGCTGATTGGTCTAAGCTTGTCATAGTTCGTGACCCAGCTGACAAGGATGACTTCTGGTCAGATGCCTTCTGGTCACAAGATGACCGCTACTATCCTTATGCTGATGACATTGCTGTAGATGTCAGCCTAGAAAAAGTTATTGCGGATCATCCAAAAAGTGTAGCTTTGCTATTGCAATCCTATGGCTACGATGCTAAGGGTTTACTTACAGACTTAGGACGCATCAGGGAAGGATACTAATATGCAGATGTTTATTGAAGTAGATGATTATGACATTGACGTTGATACACTAGAGTATGGCGTTGCAACAGTAGAAGGAGACGAGATGGGAAAATACTTTAACATTGAAGAGCAACCAATATTTAGCTTCAGTTCTTATGATGATGATGGTGAGTTAGTTGACCTACCTGATCATGTAGTTAAGAAAGCCCAAGATCTGATAGAAGATTACTATTGGGAGTGGCATCAGGATTATATGTACTAAATGGAGGGAATGAGAATGATTAATGTACTTAGTTTATTTGATGGAATGTCCTGTGGTCAGATTGCACTGGAAAAAGCTGGCATACAGGTTGATAAGTATTATGCAGCAGAGATCGATAAGTATGCAATTAAGGTAGCCAAAGCTAATTATCCTGACATGATACACTTAGGTGATGTTCGTGAGGTTAAAGCTGACAGCTTACCCCAGATTGATTTACTTATCGGTGGCTCGCCTTGTCAGGGCTTCAGCTTTGCAGGTAAGCAACTCAACTTTGATGACCCCCGTAGCAAATTGTTTTGGGAATACGTGCGCTTGCTCAAGGATCTTAAACCTAAATACTTCTTGCTTGAGAACGTCAAGATGAAGAAAGAGAGCATGGATGTTATCACTGAGGCGCTAGGTGTTGAGCCTATCTTCATCAATAGTAATTTAGTGTCAGCGCAGAATAGGCAGAGGTACTATTGGACAAACATCCCTATGGATAAATTACCTGATGATAAGGGCATCGTACTTGCTGACATCTTGGAGGATGGACATGTAGATCGTGACAAGTCGCATTGCATTGATGCTAACTACTTCAAAGGTGGCAACCTCAAGTCCTACTTTGAGAAGCATCGTAGGCAACTTGTGTTCAGTGACGATGGGATGTGTCATGTAGGTGATGCTGATCTTAAGGGTCACGACTACAACAGACGGGTGTACCATCCCGATGGAAAAGGACCAAGCTTATGTGCCAGCAGCGGTGGCAATCTTGAGCCTAAAACCTATATTAAACCCAACTCTTGGCGCAAGCTAACGCCCCTAGAGTGTGAGCGTTTACAGACTGTACCAGAGGGCTACACTGCTCACGTCTCTAATACTCAGCGTTACAAAATGCTAGGCAACGGCTGGACTGTAGATGTAATCAAACATATCTTTGAAGGAGTAAAGCAATAATGACCCCTGAGATGGAAATAGAGCTAAGAGAGCTAGGTATACTTATACCAACTGAAGATCAGTGCGAGCAGGAGAGTGAGCTTGTACGCTACGACACTAGCTACAAGATGCCTGAGCTAGATGAGTATGGAGAGCCACCGTGGTAAATAGAAAGCCTAACCCTATGGCTAAAGATCTTAGGCAACCTAAATATAAACCAAGGGTTGTCCCAGATAAAAAGAAGCCTATATTAAGTAGGAAGCGTAAACATAAGAAGGAGGTTTAAATGCATTGTGTAATTAACAGTGACAACATTATCATAGCGCTGTTCTTGTCGGAGTCAGACGCTCAAGATTTTGTGTATTGTTGTCGTAACCCCTACAGTAGAAAAGACTACAAAGTGGAATACAGAGAGGAGTATTTATATGTCAAACTCGATTGAAGTAACGTATGTAGATCACATGGGATCTGACTTATCTGTAGCTAATGCAGCAAGGGTAAGCTTTGGTAAGCGTAGCAAGATGGACACAAGTGACGTATGGGGTCCACCTAAGCTTAAGGATAAGGACGCCAAGCTGATCCGTTATCTTGCAAACCACAAACATATTAGCCCTTTTGGTCATTGCTTTGCTAGTTTCCATATCAAGGCTCCAATCTTTGTAGCTAGGCAATTAGTCAAGCATAAGTTCCTACGATGGAATGAGATTAGTCGTAGGTATGTGGATAACAAGCCTGAATTTTACGCACCTGATGTATGGCGTGGACGTAGCCATGACAAGAAACAAGGTAGTGAGGGTAGTGTAGAAGTATGGTCAGACTTCAGAGAGATAGGTTCATGCTTGGATTTATATAAAGAGCTTCTTAGTCAAGGCGTTTGTCCAGAGCAAGCACGTATGGTACTGCCACAGAGCATGATGACTGAGTGGTACTGGTCAGGTAGCTTGGATGCCTTTGCCGACATGTGTAAGCTTCGCTGTGCGCCTGACACACAAGCTGAGACAGCAGAGGTAGCGTGGGAAATTGATTGTAAGATGGTAGAATTGTTTCCTGTGTCGTGGAGAGCATTAAGGGAGAATGACTGATGAAGAATGACATAATCAAAATAACAGACATAGAAGAACACGAGGATGGTAGTGCTACACTACAAGTAGAGTGTGACCCTGAGACATTCATGGCTATCTTTGATGTGGGCTTTGTAACATTAATTAAGGCTGGTTTAGAGAAGGAGAAAAGTGATGGGTAGGTATGTAGTGGAAATAGAGGTTGAGAAGGGAGAATATACCCTCGTGAGGAAGGAGAACCCTTGGACATATGACACTGAGGTATGGGCCTTTAACAGCCGTGAGGAAGCTGAAAAAGAGGCTAAGAAGTGGAATACTGGTAGAGTAGTGGAGTCTCTATAATGTTGTTCTATACTATCCTTGTGTTGAGCTATACGCTTAATGGTGACTACCTACAGGCTAAGGTAATCTTCCCTAGTGCTAAAGCCTGTGGAGACGCTCTACCAAACTATTATGAGCCTGTGTATGCCCTAGATAGGGATGCCGTAGGTCAATGCCTAAAGACTGAGGTTATATCAGCCTCTATCAAACCTAAGAGACGTCCCGATGGAAACGGGTGAGTTAATCCCTTACATAATAACTATGAGTATTATTATATCTGTACTTGCAGCACTGCCCGTAGGAATTATGTTAGGTTTATATATAGCAATTAAAGATACCATAAAGTGGTGGAAAGATAAGAAATGAAACCAGAGACAATTATGATGATGTGCGAGGGCTTGGCCCGTAGATATAAAAACCCTAATCATTACGATGACCTTGTAGGTGAGGGCGTATTACAATGCTACGAGATCCTAGCTGAAGACCCTAAACCCCATCCAGCAAAATTATACCGTGAGGCTAATCGTAGGATGCATGACTATCTTAACTTAGAGGTATTTCCAGTAGATATACCCGCCTCTGATGTGTCACGTAGGCTCAGTAGAGATATAGATGCAGGGGAATTTGGTGATACTAATTGGAGCGAGGACGGTATTAACTATCTAAGAAACATTCTTAGCTCTGAGATCATACCTTTTGATACAGCGTCTTTATTTAACGAGACAGTTGAGGAAAACTACGAGGAAACGGACTTCTACAATAAGCTAAACAGTCAAATAGAATTACAACTAGGTGAAGATGAAAGATTATTGTTACACATGAAGTTTGTTGAGAGCATGACTCAAGTAGATATGGGTGACTTCTTTGGCATTAGTCAGCCAGCTATTGTACTAAGAGAGACTAAGATCTTTTCTAAGCTAAGGGCAATCGTGACTAAATTGCAACAGGTGTTATAAATACAATTCTACAACTGATAAAAAGGAAATGTGGGTGCCTATAGTATTATGTCCCCCTTTCGTTAAGGCCGATTGTTGTAGGTATGGTAGTAATAATAAGGAGTAAGTATGAATACAGATGTACATGATAATGTGAGAGATCAACCGTGTCCCTATGTGGACTGTGGCTCATCAGACGCTTTTAACTATAACACTAGGGGCTTTGGTAAATGCTTTGCTTGTGGTAGTAGTTACCCTTCTAGGAAACAGATGTTTGACTGGGCTAAAGACATGTACCCCGTCAGTGGAAATACGACCTCAGAGAGCTTAAGAGAGGCTCAGGATGGTGGTAGTCATGTAGCTATGCGAGGTATATCAGAGCGTACTATGGAGCAGTATGACGTTCTTACATACCCTAACGGTACTCAAAACTACGTGTACCCCAGCGGGGGAATAAAAACCAGGAATCTCAAGGAGAAGGATTTCTATGCAAGCAAGGGGTTCAAGACTGACGAGTTATTCGGTATGAACTTCTTTACTGCTGGTTGCTCTAATGTCTTAACGATAACAGAGGGTGAGGTAGATGCCATGTCTGCTTACCAGATGTTAAGCTCTAGGGACACCTACCTTAATCCTGTAGTTTCTCTACCCTCAGCTACCCCCTCCAAGGCACTTTGGGAAAAGTGTAAGCCTTACCTAGATAGCTTCCAGAAGATTATCTTGTCTGTAGATAACGATGAGGCTGGTAACGGTATTGCTGCAAAGATCTCTAAGATGTTTCCTAACAAGGTGTACCGTGTCTCTCACAACAAGTACAAGGATGCTAATGACTTCTTGACTGCTGGTGCAGCAACGGAGTTTAAGAATGCTTGGTTTAATGCCTCTAAGTATGTTCCTGACAATATCTTCAACACTACTGAGCAGTTCCTTAACTTGTATCGGGATACACCAGAACACCAGTACGTGCCTACAGGTATTGAAGCTTTGGATGAGAAGATCTTAGGTCTCATGCAAGGTCACTTTACAGTTATTAAGGCACCTACAGGTATAGGTAAGACAGAGGTGATGCGGTACTTAGAATATAACATGCTCAAGCGTAAGGTTCCTATTGCTACATGGCACCTAGAGGAAACTAAGTTACGTTCTTTGCTTGGGCTTGTGTCTTATGAAGCTAAGGACAATCTTACACGTAGGGATCTTATTGAAGAGTCTGGCTCAGAAGAAGAGGTAATCAAAGCTATCGAGAGCTTAACCAAAGATGAGTTGTTATATCAATTCTACCTTGAGGAGAACCAAGGGGCTGATGATCTGTGTGATCAAATACGTTTCTTCAGTCAGGCTTGTGGTTGCAAGTTCATATTCTTTGAGCCGATACAGGATGTAGTTACTGGACATTCAGAGGAGAGTAAGGAGCAACAGCTTGCTGACCTATCGGTTAGACTATCTAAGCTTGCAGCAGATCTTAATGTAGGTATCGTAACTATTGCTCACACCAATGAGTATGGAGATCCTAAGTATTGCAAGATGATTGGTCAGAGAGCTTCTGTAGTCTTAGACTTAGAAAGAAACAAGGAAGCTGATACATTAGAAGATAGGAACACTACACTGATTACGGTACAAAAAAACCGACCCTGTTCCATCGAAGGCAAGGCCGGTAAGCTGAGATTCAGCACTGATACGTTTATGTTAAGAGAGGTACTTTAATGATAATATCTTGGTGGAGTGCGGGTGTTACAAGCGCAGTCGCAACTAAGCTTGCTATCCAAGAGTTTGGCGATGAAGTTAAGCCTATCTATTTTGGCATTGATTCTGCACACAGTGACAACGCTAGGTTTAAAGAGCAGTGTGAAGAGTGGTATGGTTGTGAGATAATAACTGAACGTGCGCCAGAGAAGTACAAAGATCAGTTTGATGTCATAAGTAAAGACAAGTATGTTAATGGTCCATCTGGAGCTAGGTGTACTCTTGTTCTAAAGAAGCGTGTTCGTCAGAGGCTAGAGAGGGAGCTTGACTACGAGGGTCAAATATTTGGCTTTGAGTACAGCAAGAAGGAGGTCAACAGAGCCATACGCTTCAAGGAACAGTACCCAGATGCTAAACCTTTCTTCCCCTTGATAGAAAAGAGGATGACTAAACCTGAGTGTCTATACTACTTACAGGAGGCTAACATAGAAGTTCCAACCATGTATAAGTTGGGCTACAAAAACAACAACTGTATTGGTTGTGTTAAAGGTGGTGCAGGGTACTGGAATAAGATCAGAGTGGACTTTCCCGAACACTTCGATAGGATGGCAAAGGTTGAAAGGGAGGTAGGCAATTCTTGTTTACGAGGGGTCTTCTTAGATGAACTTGACCCTCAAAAGGGACACAAACAAAAAATAGTCATGCCTGACTGTGGTAACTTCTGTGACATAGAGTTTGAGGAGTTAGATCATCCGCAGCTAGACATGATGCTTGAGACACCAGAATTAATGAGAGGAATATAATGAGAATATTTGATATAGAAACAGATGGCTTCAATAGCACAAAGATCCACGTAGTGTCTTGGTCAGATGACTTAGGTAAGACAGTAAACTCAACACACGACTACGATGAGATGCGTAAGGTGTTTATGGTTGATACACTCGTAGGGCATAGCATTGTCAGGTTTGACATCCCCGCAGTGGAAAAAGTGTTAGATATAAAAGTTAAGGCTCGTCTAATAGATACCCTAGCTGTAGCTTGGTATGTAGATCACAACCGTGGCAAGCACGGACTAGAGAGCTATGGCGAAGACTATGGGATACCTAAACCTAAGATTACTGACTGGCAAAGTCTAACACCGCAACAGTACGCTCACCGTTGTGAAGAGGATGTTAAGATCAACTCAAAGTTGTGGAAGACTTTAGATAAGAAACTAAACAAGCTGTACGACGATGAGTACAACAAGGATCGTCTTATAGACTACTTGACCTTTAAGATGGAGTGTGCAGCGGAGCAAGAGGCCCTTCAGTGGAAATTGGACGTGACTAAAGCTCGTACACACTTAGAGGTATGGGAGACACTCAAGGCTGAGAAGATTGAGCAGTTAGCTGACGCTATGCCAGAAGTAAAAAGGTATAAGATGGCAAACAGACCCCTAGCAATGGAAAAGAAGAATGGGGAGCTGTCTGTAGCTGGTGAGAATTGGGTGACTCTTTGTAGACAATATAAAGTTCCAGTTACTACAACAAAGATGCAAGTGCTGCATAAGGTTGAGAGGGCTAACCCTAACTCTCCCGATCAGGTAAAATCTTGGCTATATAAACTAGGGTGGGAACCCGCTACCCACAAGTATGTTAAGGACAAGGATGGCAAGAATGAAAGAAGTATTCCGCAAATCCGCAAGGATGCAGAACTATGCCCCTCAGTCTTACGATTGGCCCCTTACGACAAAGCTATACATCTTCTTGATGGGCTTTCTGTTCTCAGCCATCGTATATCTGTTCTTAAAGGCATGGTTGATTCAGAGTGTGATGGATACGTGCAAGCAACAATCGCAGGATTTACCAATACAATGCGTTTCCGTCATGCAAGACCATTAGTCAACCTACCCTCAGTGGAAAAGCCCTATGGTGCTGAGATCCGTGGGTGTCTGACTGCACCTGATGGTTACACCTTATGTGGGGCTGACATGACCAGCCTAGAGGACACAACCAAGCGTCACTACATGAAACCACTAGACCCTGATTATGTAGCTGAAATGAGTAGGGACGGTTTTGACCCACACTTAGACTTAGCTAAACATGCTGGAGTTATCACACAGGAGGACATCGACAAACACAACTCAGGTGAGCGTAGTTTAAAGACCTTGCGTAAGAACTACAAGGTAGTGAACTACAGTGCTACATATGGCATAGGAGCCGATAAGCTGGCCCGTGAGACAGGCATGAGTTTACGTGAGGCTAGGTCACTCAAGGATGCCTTCTGGTCACGTAACTGGTCAGTACAGAAGGTTGCAGAGAGTGCTAAGGTTAAGGAGTGCCTAGATGGTTTCTGGCTATGGAATCCAGTGTCTAACTTCTGGTATAGCCTACGCAATGAAAAGGACAGGTTCTCTACTTTAAACCAAGGCACGGGTGTTTTCTGCTTTGATAGTTGGGTAGCTGCCTGTAGGAAGCAAGGCATTAAGACTATTGGACAATTTCACGATGAGGTAATTGCGCTGGTAGAAGAAGGAGGAGAAACAGTTGTAAGAGATAAGATGGAAAAGGCAGTATCTCAGCTTAATGAAGAGTTGAGTTTAAACGTCCCACTAGGCACAGATGTGCAATTTGGCAACACTTATGCAGATATACACTAAGGTGTAAAAATATATCTAAAGGTGCTTATATTTTATTCTTTTGGGTGCCTAATATATAATACAGCCCTAACGAAAAGGAACTCGACACATGGCTAAATACACAATGGATATGGTACTACAATACGCTAAAGTATTCCCTGAGAATGCTGATTACGGAGATCCTAAAGGTAACCGTGTAGCTAAGAGTATTGCTGATAAAGGTGGTCAGTATATTGTTCAAGGTTATTTCACAGACCCAGATCAAATCAGCCAACTACTAGAAGATGGGTTAGATCCAGAGCCAATGAACAGCCCCCGTATTATCGACGGAGATGCTCAGTATGGTATTGGTAAATACATGAAGCTCAAGCGTATGGTTAAGGACGTTAAGAACTTTACTGACCGCTACGGTAAGCCCTTTGAGAAAGACTATGGTGGCGCACCAAACATTGTCAACCTTACAAACGGTATGGACAAGAAGACACTGTGGAGCTTTGAGGAAGATGGACCGCTAGGTAACGGCACTAAAGCTAAGGTTCAATTTGAGACTTACTCTAATGGTGCTGGTGTACGTCTCCTTAATGTAGGTATAACTGAGCATGTACCCTACACTTCAGGAGAGCCAACTGACGACGATAAAATGTTTATGGTGGGGTAGTCAAATGAAGGTAACAATCATCTTTGAAAGCGACAGTGAGGACGATGGGTTTGAGGGTAAGAATGTTATTGAACGTCACAACATAGATGATCTCTGGGGCTTGTCTAACGCATACACTGACGCAACTAAGTCAGCTGGGTTTTGTTATGTTACAGATGTAGCCTTTGAGAAGGACGATGGTAAGATGGTCTTTGGGAGCTTCTGATGATAGATGGGAAGGTTTTAATCGACGGTGACATTGTAGCTTATCGTGCAGCGCATGTTACTGACAAAGACTTTCCTGAAGATGCCAAGAGTAAGGTAGATGAGCTTATGGGGGACATACTGGATAAAACTACACTATTCAGTCTCCCCGATGAGTACACTGTCTACCTTACAGGCAAAGGTAACTTCAGATATTCCATAGCCACTAAGAAGGTCTATAAGGGTAATAGAGTAGCAGCAGTAAAGCCCAGATACCTACCTCTCATCAGGGACTACTTAACAGTGAACTACAATGCTATTACTAGCAAAGGGGAAGAAGCAGATGATCTTATAGCTATAGAAGCGACTAAGCTTGGTCCTAGTACTACCATAGCTTCCACAGATAAGGACTTTATGCAGATACCTTGTCATCATTACAACCTAACTAAAGAAACCTTTACAAAAGTCAGTAAGGAAGAGGCTATGAGAGCTTTCTATACCCAGCTACTGACAGGTGATAAAATAGATAACATAGGTGGCGCTCCTGGAATTGGCCCTAAGAAAGCCGTTCAAATCTACAAGGACTGTAAGACAGAGGAAGACTTCTGGAAGGCAGCCCTTGAAGCTTACAAAGGGGATATAGATCACGCCATAGAGTGTGCAAGGTTACTTTGGTTAAGACGTAAGGAGGGTGAGCTATGGGAACCACCAGTGAGCGTAGAAAACACGCAATAAAGAATGGCTACCGATCTGGTTTAGAAGATGACATAGCTAAGGATCTTAATGATCGAGGTGTAGAGTTTGAATATGAGAAGCTAAAAGTTCAGTGGCAACTTATTGAGAACAAGACTTACACTCCTGACTTTAAATTACCTAACGGTATCATTATAGAATCCAAGGGCAGGTTTGTAGCAGCAGATAGGAAGAAGCACATAATTATTAAACAACAACATCCTTTCCTCGACATAAGGTTTGTTTTCTCTAACTCCAGAGCCAAGTTATATAAAGGTGCAAAGAGTACATATGGAGATTGGTGTAGTAAATATGGCTTCTTATACGCAGATAAAAGGATACCCGACGAATGGCTAGAACAATCCTGATTAAAGTCCATCGTGTTCTTGATGGCCCATATGAAGACGAAGATGGCAATTACTGGTTAAACTGTAGGGTAGAAGACCCTCAAGAAAGAAACCCAAGTAAGGTTATGTTTGATGAAGAGATTCCATTTATCTCCTTTGATGCAGCCTATGAGTTTCAGAAACACTTCTACAGATCAATCGAACCCATACTAATAGAATTTGAAATGGATACCCGATATGACAGCTAAGACAGCAGTAGTATTCTCATGCGCTCACTCAGACCCCTCAACGGGAAATGAGCGTTTCGATTGGTTAGGGGAATTAATCTATGAGGTAAATCCTACCTACATAATTGACTTAGGTGATGGTGCTGATATGCGCTCTCTTAACACCTTTGACACACGTTACCCAGAGGCTATTGTAAGTCAGAACTACGAACAGGACATCAACTGCTACAATGAGGCAATGGATCGTCTACGGAAGAAACCTAGCGAAAGAAAGTATAAACGTCCATATTGGATTGGCTTTGAGGGGAACCATGAAAATAGAATCAAAAAGGCTATCGCACACGACCCAAGACTACAGGGAGACAAATACGGGATTTCCTTCGGGCATCTTCAAACAGACCACTGGTTCGACGAATACCACGAATACTTTAATTCCGCACCCGCCATCGCTGATTATGATGGGGTTTCTTACGCTCACTTCTTTAGTAGCGGTAATTATGGTACAGCTATGTCTGGTTTACATCACGCTAATAGCTTACTCGCCAATCGTAATCACAGTACTACTTGTGGGCATAGTCATAAACGTGATCTTAAGTTTAAAGATGGCGCACATCCTAATGGGATCATTGGATTGGTTGCGGGTTGTTACAAAGGCTCAGAAGAAACGTGGGCTGGACAAGCAAATAGAGATTGGTGGAAAGGTTGTGTAATTAAAAGAGAAATAAGGAAAGGGGTCTATGAACCCGAATTTGTATCACTAGAAAGACTGAAAGGATTATACGGATGATTACAGCGAAAGATATGAAAGATATGATTGATATGTATTCTCAGTTTGTAGAAGACAAGATGATTACTAAAGGTCGGGAGCGTCTAATTGAGAATGCTCTGGGCTTGACTGGTGAAGCTGGAGAGGTATCGGAGAAGATTAAGAAATTATTTCGTGACAACAAAATTGACGAGGATGCAGTATTAAAAGAGTTAGGTGACGTACTGTTCTATACTGTAGCTCTATCTAATATCTTTGGGGGCAGCTTGATTAAGATTATCGAATTGAACATGGATAAGTTAAACGAGCGTGTTAAGAATGGTACAATACAAGGATCAGGTGACAACCGATGAGTAAAAAGAAGACTGGTATGTCATGGTTCTGGAGATATATA